ATACGCGTGATGTTTAGATCAGACTGCGTAGTAACACTGCCATCACCCGTGCGAACTACATGCTCAAGCAGGTCTATAGTATCGGCAGGGAGGGCATAAGTAGCAGTGTCTTGGACGAGGTTTAGCGTACCTTCCTCAATAGTCCACATGTTAATGCCACGGTTCTGCCACTCAATAGTCAGCAGGTTCATGGAACGGCGAGCAGTACGCAGGTCATAACCAGAACGCATTTCTCTACCGGCACGTTCCCACGCTTCTTCCGCAATCTCGGTGAAGTCCATGTTAAACGTTGCAGTGCCGGATGTAGCCATTATTTCTTCCTTTTAAGCGGTGTTACACGCTTGGGTTTGCCTGCCGGTTGCCCTAGGCGCTTCTTCTGCGCTATTCGGGACTTCTTCTCTGCCGCAGTCATTTCACCAGAGGTCTTAGGCGTTTTACTAGAGACCTTCTTAGTCGGCCTACAGTACGGGGTTCCCCGCTTATCGCCCTTTTTACGTCCACAAGCCTTGCCGGTCTTGACGTCTTTCCAGTCCTCTTTAAACCAGCGCTTTAGGGCTTTGCCCTTCTCCGTCTTACGAACGGCCACTGGCTTTCTTCTTCCTGCACTTGGCGATAGCACCCGAGGCGTACGCAGAAGGGAAGACTTTGTACGACGCCTTCACCTTGCGGTAACAATCATCTTTGACCGTACCGCCCTTCTTAAACGCTACGGGCTTCATTTTGCCCATGCCTCGGCACTTCATCATACCATGCGACCCTTAGTGCGACCTCTCTTACAGATGCCATCGCCGCGAACACAGCCACCAGCTTTCATCTTTACTAGGTCATTACCTATTTTTGGAAACGGGTTATTCCGCATAGCAGATTTTATCTGACTCGCTTTCCTACCATTGAAATATCCGGTTTCGTCAACTGGCTTAGGCGCTGGCCGTTGTGGTGGTTGTGGCCTTACCGACCGCGTTGCCGTAGGTGCCGATGAGCCACCGCCTGTGCCTGTGCCTCTACTTGTTGAGGTCGTAACGCCCCTACCTGTTGAGGTCGTCCTGCCCCGAACATTCGGCGTTGCCGATGAGCCACCGCCTGTGCCTGTGCCTCTACCTGTTGAGGTCGTAACGCCCCCGCGCGAATATTTTTTAGTTTTACAACCAGCCATAACAGCCTCCTACCACTTAACTTTGTCAGCCCAGTAGGCTGCGCTCATTTTGCCTTTAGCGATGTTCTTGCCGTGTCGGGACTTAAACGACTTGCGCTTAGCCTTCATCTTAGCAGACTCGCCAGACTTGGGTTTACCAGCAGTGCTAGCACCTTGTTCACCAAAGCGGATAACTTTCTCCTTCCCACCCTCACAAGCCTTAACTACATGAGACTTCTTAGCATGGGACGGAGTTCGTCTTGGCTTATTACAAGCCATCGCTTTCTTATCTACTTGCTTAGCCATATTGCTTATTCACAGTAAATATAAAGGTGTAGGTGTCTCCAGCAGATGGAGCTACTGTAGTTGCCACGATGTCGCCAGTTTTACCAGCTCCAGCGTTGTTGGGTATGCCGCTAAAGGCAGAGAAGTCATACTCTTCTGTCCAGTTTACCGGTAGGTCAAAGATAAGAACGTTAGCCGTAGCGTCCCATTCTAGTTTGACCCCAACCCCAACACCTACGTAAACAAGCTTAGCAAGAACGACACCGGTGCAAGCTCTACGGCTAACCGGATCAACCGATAACGTAGAGACATCAACCATTGTGCTAGTTACTACGTCTGTGTTTCCTACAACCGCAGTAACTTTAATGATTGCCTGACGGCTGCCATCTTGGATTATTTGCGTCGATACTGTATCAGCCATGAGTTAGCTCCTTATGAAAGAGCAGCGCCCGTAGCAGTAACCCAAGCAGCGCCTGTGTTAATTACTAGACAAAACTCGTTATTGCCTGCGCCATTATCGCTGACGATGTACACCGTACCAGCGGAAACAGAACCAAAAGCGGGAAGATTAGCCGTAGTTACAATAGGAAAATCAAAACCATTTGTAGAAACGACAGGACCTGAAAAGGTAGTTGTAGCCATTTTGAAACCTCACATGCGAGTTATGGGGCGTATCTGTCTGCATGTCGTCAGCCGGAAGCTGTCAGATACACCGGTTAGTTCCGGATTTCTCTTAGTATATACCACTTATTTAGTTAATGCACAAATAAAAAGCCCGTCTGTAAGGACGGGCAAACTTCTCAAGGGATACTGCAACTTCAACGTATCACTTAATTCGGGTCTCGTAAATATTCTTTACCCACCACATGAACATATCTTCGCCAAGGGTGTGTTTCATGGTATTTACCCTAGCAGCAACTAGCTGTACGTTTTCCCGTACGTAAGGCCCATTGGGGTTTATGCGGTCTATCGAGGCATTGAACTCTTTTTTCTTTCTATCCCCGTAGGTGCCGTCTCTTTGGTGGGTCATGAGCATGCCAGATAGGGCACACTTACCGTCTTGCATTTCCCACATGTCAATAACGTCTTCCGCAGTTATCCCGTACTCGATGTCTTGTTTAAGCCGTTGAGATTTCAGTTGGGTGTTTAATACTCGGAGGTACGACTCAGGGGTGGCAGAGGTTTTTCTTGCTCTTTGCAGGGTAACGCATTGCTGACATATCCCGCGTACTTGCCCCTCTTTAAAGGTCTCAAATTGGGACAGCAGCTTAACTTTGTTGCACGAAGTGCACATTCGGGAGCCTTGCGACTCTGGCTTTACTTTAGGTTTTCTAGGCATAAATCTTTACTACCCATAAAAGAAAGGGGGCCGAAGCCCCCAATCCTAACACCTTTGGCTTATTAAGCGCCGGGTGAACCGAAGATACCCAGTGGGTCAGATACGCCGAAGCTGTATCGCTCACGAGCCTTATATCGGCTGTTGCCTGTATCGAAGTCTGCGTCCATGCTAGTGCTCATAGGTGAGCGGACGAAGTGCTTCAGGCCATTGGGGATGTCAGTCATCAAGAACCAAGCATTGGTGTCAGTCAGGTAGTTGTTAACTTTATAACCACCGGGGATTGAACCATTGTTGTTCAGTGCGTTGATGTCGTTATCCGCTGTAGACACACGAAGCTCAGTATCCAACAGGCGAGTAGCAACGAATTGCAGTGCCGGTGGGATAACCAGAGTCTTAGGCTTAGCAGCAATAAGCAGGCCGCGCTCATCAGTCCAACCAGCAATCTGAATAACAGCAGCTTCGAGTGAAGCCTCGTTAAGGTCAGCAGCAACAGCAGGACGGTTTGAGTTTACACCACCAGATACGAGAGGGTGAGCAGTTGAACAGAGAGTCTGCCCATCACCGTACGTAGTACCAGCAGCGAATGCGTTGTTTAGGATGCTAGCACCCTTAACTTGCTTAGTGTACGCCATAGCGCGGGCAAGTGCCTTTGTATAACGTGAAGAGAGTGAATCGTAGAGGTTATCTTCGATTGCTTCTTCAGTGAGCGAGAAGCCCATTGCGACGGTCTCGTGAGTGTAACGAGCAGTCCACGCTTCTTGCGCATTGTCATACTCGATTGCAGAACCTTCACCTTTAACAGGCGCGGCACTAAAACCGGACAACTTAGTTTCTTCCTCGAAAGAACGATCCGAAGATTCAGTCTCGAAGATTTCAGCAGCCTCATCGCCATACTTAGCGTATTCGAGGCCGAATAGGGCGTTTAGACCCGGTAGTAGCTCCTTAAGGAGTTGCGCTCTTGAAATAGCCATCTGCTAGTCTCCTTATACGCCGGTTGTGTTGTTGTACTGGTGCAGGTTGATCTTGACGATCAGCTCCACAAAAGTATCAGCAGCAGTTTTAGTTTCGTCTACTGTGTCGATAACTCGCACAACCAGACCCGCTGTTGCAGCTTCTGAACCCGCTAGTACTGATGCACCAGAGTTGCCAGTAGCTGTGTCGCCTGTACCCACTAAGACAGACATGTTAGCGCCTACAGCAGCACGAGCCGCCGAGGACATAGCACTGCCCGCATTAGTTACAGCAACTTTAAACGCTGCTAGTGGATCGTCAACTACGATAGCGTAAGCGTCAGTAACGCTAGTGCCGGGGTAGTACTGAGCCGGGGTGAACTGGCTCAATGAATTGACGTACTGAACACCTACACAGACGCCCGCAGGGGAACCAGTAGTAGTGCCAGTAAACTTCTCGATTGTGCCTGCCGCTACGATTTTAACCAAATCACCTGCGAAGATAGCTGTATTGTAGGTGCTCGCTATAGGAATAAGGCGAGTTTGACCTGCATAAGGCATACCGTCTACACGGTTAATTGGCTGAAAGCCGTAGGGAGCACTGACTGTTGGATAAGCCATTGTATATAACTCCTAAAGATTAATTTCCGCTGCCGAAAGTAACCTTCGATTTCCTGTCGTTAAACAGGGGCATTCGAGGATCATTTTCGCGCATCAGGTTATTGTCTACCGAACGCATCTGAGACTGAGCCATGTTGTCATAGTACTCAGTACGCTCTGCAACAAGTTCTAATGGGGCCTTACACAGCATTAGTCCGCCAACGATGACATTATCTTTGAAACGCACGTCAGAAACGGCGTCACTAAATATCTCGGGGTGGTCTTCTGCGCGTACTGGCTCCCATCCTTCACGTAGTTTTGAGGACACATTAGTGGAATCAGGTTGACCCATAGTGCTTACGCGAACCCAGTGAAACTTATAGCCGTCTTGAGGAATGGGGTCAGGCAACACAGTTGGCCTACTCCACGACTTCTTACGGGCAGTCTTTTCACGGGTTTCAAGCTCTCTATCTAGTCTGTTTGCAGCCATTATTGTTTCCTCATTAGTTCAGCAGCCTGTTTGGCGTAAGTTTCCAGTGGTACCCCGAGTTTTTTTGCGATAGCTACTTGTGATTGCGTTAGCCTAATTTTCTTAGACCCTGTGCTCCGCGAAGCGGGAGCAACCACATTGCTAGATTTTCTCTTAGCTCTCTGGTTGATCTTCTATCCCGTCATCAAATTGATCGGGAAATACTTGTCGCATACGAGAATTAACTTTCTCATAGTAAGTATCTGATGTGGGGTCAACCCCCTCTTCCTTTAGTCTAGCATCTAACCCCAATGCAAACGCGGTCATTTCTAACCCGTCGGGAGTTTTAGAGCCAAACCAAGTATTTTCTTTTGCCCAAGATGCCGCACGTTCGTCGCGTTGTGTGGGTCGTTGCGGTACTTGTACCTGAGTTTCTTCTTCCTGTAAAGGGGTAGGTTTAAAGTTTGTTACTTTATCAGAACGTAATTTAGCAGTAGTAAGGGCTTCTTGTGCGTTTACTATGCCATCAGAATCTCCTGATTCATAAGCTTCTTTATACATACGTTTGGCGGCTTCCATCTCCCCCGCCACAGAACGTTTAGCTTGCTCAAGCAAGGTCTCTTGATTCTTATTGACCGTACCCTTTAGCTTATTGTTCTCCGCTATAAGGTTTTGAGCATAGGCTTGTAGAGCTGCTTGCTCACGTTCGGCAGCTTCTTTAGCCCTGCGCTCGTCGTGATACCCCTTACTAAAGTGTTTAATCCTACTTTTAACTTTGTCAGAGTAGTTCTCTAGTTCTTCTTCAGTTATTTCTTCTGGGGCTTTGGACGGTTTACGTCCCCTATCTGCTACAGGGGTATCGTCTTCCACCTCAATCTCTAAGTCGCCCGCCTTTATAGTATCTTTGGCGGACTTCATGGCTTCGCTGCCCACGGCACCTTCTACTTCAAGGGGCGCGTCTTCCTCTTCCATATCCACCTCAACTTCTTGAGATGATTCATCTTTATCGGGATCTGGAAATTCAAATTCTACTTGTTGTCTAGGCATGGTCTATTCCTTATGCACGCGAAACTGCTCGCGGATCATCGACGACGGCCTCAATAGAGTCGTCATTCATTAAGCGAAACTCCTGCCCGTTCACCTTAAAACGCGTACCGGTGTTGGCTCGGAACATCACATGGTCGCCTACTTTGCACCAAGGCCCAGTAGGAAAACGTTTTTCGTCGCTATACGCTTCTGCGCCCATATCAATCACAGACCCAACAGTAGACAGGATATACTCCTCCCGCCTCGTAGAGTCTGCCTTAATAAGCCCGCTGCTTCCGAAAGTTTCTTCAACATTGGGTAAGGCGATGAGTACCCTGTAGCCAACCGGCTTAGGGATAGAGGCTTCTAACTCTGCCTCTTCTATGGCTTCTACTTCGATACGTTCTTTACGCTTTAGCTCTAATGCAGTCATTGCTGGAGATACAGACGCGTCAGCGCCGACCCCACTAACCGTTACTGTCTCAGTCATCGTTATCGTCCATATAGTTACGCGAAAGGTCACCTATTTCTCTTAATGCGGCGTTTAGACCCCGAATCACGCCACATACCTCCCGATATTCAGCGAAGTCTTTAGCTCCGCCGCTTTGCAGGAAATCTTCGCTGGAACCTTTAAGCTCCGTTAATTTTTCGTTCAGCACGTCAAAGACGGTAGTAGACAATGGATCACCTCCTTACTGGGGCATCTGCCCCTCTCTATTGGCTTTCGCCATGTCCAAAATAGCTTTAGCTTCGTCCAGATCATTCTTAGCTTGAGCCTGCTCGTTTTGAGAGGCTATGCGGTTTGCCTCAATAGTTGAAGTAACAACAGCTTTCTGTGTATCCACCTCCAACCTAGCGGCATCAAGTGCAGCGTCTGCTTGATCTTTCTGCATCTTGCGCTGTAGCTCACCTTGCTTCAACTGTAGTTCTTGCTGCTGCATTTGGATAACGGGGTCTTGTTGTAGTTGCTGTGCCTGTTGCTGCGCCGCTTGCTGCTCGTGTGCTTGCGTAAGTTGAATAGCAGCTTTCGATTGTAGTTGGGCAATCTGAGCTTCCAATTCTGGCTCCATATCTTCGTTAGGTGGTGGCAGTGCCGCACCTATCTGCTGTTCTATTTGTTGACGGTACATAAACGCCGTATGCTCTGCGATGTGGGCCTGTAGAGAAGACATGATCTGGTTTGCCATTGGGTTTTGACCAATAGTTTGCATAATCATAGGGTCTTGCATAAACGCTTGGTGGGTAGCGATATGCGCCTGATGGTCTTGGATCATAAAAGCTTTTATGGGAGAGCCTGTTATAGCATCCATATTCTCGCTAACCGGATCGGTAGGCTTTAAATCGTCGTCTGTTGGGACAAGCTTGTCGGCGTTCTTGATACCCAAGACCTCGATCATCTGGCGATGAAGTTGTGGCAGGTCGTAGATTTGTGGGGTGGCCTGCGCCATCTGCAACACGGTTTGGTACTGGACCACTCGTTGGGCCATCGTGCTGCTATTAGGATCACTGACAGGAATTACTTCCACCATAGCGTAGTCGGCTTGTCTAGCACGAGGCTCGCCACGGTCAGGCACATACATATACTCCGTAGGCGCATACTCGGCGATGATCTTTCTCAGGAGTTTAAATTCCTGCTTCATCGAGAAATGGACACGGGATTGCACCGCAGCCATCGGCTTTAGAGTACGCTCTAGTAGAGCGAGGGTAGTTCCAACAGGAGCGTTAGCACTCATGTCGGATATGTTCATGTCAGAGATCGCCCCCAAACGTCGCCCTTCTTCTGTGATCTGCTGCAATAATGCAAGAAGAGTTTGGCTAGGTTCTTTATAAGGCAGCGGCATAATGTTGTCGCGTATGCTGCCAGAGGGCACGTCTACATCACGGAATTCACCGGGACCAATTGGTGTGTCGTCGCCCTTAACTCGTAGTCCGCGAGACTTGAGACCACCGGGGAGATTGGATAGGGTTCCAGCGTCCACGAGTCAGGAGTTTAAATTCCTGCTTCATCGAAAAATGGACACGGGATTGCACCGCAGCCATTGGCTTTAGAGTACGCTCTAGTAGAGCGAGGGTAGTTCCAACAGGAGCATTAGCACTCATGTCGGATATGTTCATGTCAGAGATCGCCCCCAAACGTCGGCCTTCTTCTGTGATCTGCTGCAATAACGCAAGAAGGGTTTGGCTGGGTTCTTTATAAGGCAGCGGCATAATGTTGTCGCGGATGCTGCCAGAGGGTACGTCTACATCACGGAACTCGCCGGGACCAATTGGTGTGTCGTCGCCCTTAACTCGTAGTCCGCGAGACTTGAGACCACCGGGGAGATTGGATAGGGTTCCAGCGTCCACGAGCTGACGGATAATGCTAGTGCCAGCGCGAGCGTAGCCACCGATGATGTGAATAAGTCCAAGTCCATAAAATCCAAATCCGGGTACATAAGCATAATGTACGAAATGTTGACGTTTTAGTGTCAAAGGGTCGTCAGGGTTCCAGTT